TTTTGTATTTGTCTCTGGCATTTAATAGCCTCCTATTTTGGAACTCGTTAATAACATCAGTATAATTCTTTATACCAACATTGGTAAAATGCTCTGCATACTTAAGAGTAGCTTCGCTGTTACGTGCATATGATACACCACTAGCTTTGTAACCTCTAACAAACTGTTCAACTCCTAGAGCTATAGCATAACAATCGTCTCTTCTCAGCCAATCTACATCATTGTTTCCGTGAAGTCTTGAAATGTTAAGTATTGTTTCGTAAGAATTGTACATTCTATCATTTCTGCCTAAAAAGTACGCTATATATTTTAGACCATCGTCTCTGTTGAGATAAGCAATGTCTTGATTAGCGATACCTTTATTAAGTCCTCTTTGAAAATCTAGAATATTAGACATTTCAATAGTGGAATTTGTTGTGGTAGAATCGTTTCTCGTAGCTCCTCTTGCATCTTGTATCACAGTATTGTAATACATCATAGGGCAACGTACTTGAGAACTACTCCTGTACCAAGGTTTTACTTGATATGCTTTAGGTTTGTCAATCATAGCTTCAGCGGCTAGATTAGATGCAATGTTGTCAGGAAGACCTAGTTCACCAGTTAGGTTAGTTTGCGTTTTATAAAATATATGTTCTATGTGTTTATAGAAGTCTGTAAAACCTTTAAACAAATCACACTCTGTGTCGAGTCTAGTTATTCTGTTCAAATGTATTCCATAAAACAAGTTCATTAATCTTATACCCCATTTATCATCAAAATCATACATACGAGCGTACTCTGTAATCTGACCAGTATTTTGAACAATCCATTCACCAAACTGTCTACGTCTGGGCATTGGATTATCAATACTTGTAAAATCATAATTACGTCTGTATAACGCCACTATAAGCTGTCTTTGAGTTAACCATTTTGTAAATGGTACAGCTTTTTTGAAGATATCAGGTAAATAACGCCACTCTCTGTAATCACTGTTAATATTCCAATAGGCATCATTAGATGTCCACGTATTAAGAAATGATTTCATAACATTTACCAGCGATGGTATTTGTCCAGAGTTTACAGCACTTGACCAAGCATTAGCCCAGCCACCTAAACAAGGTTGACCGTCTTCACTTACGTGAGGATGCACTGGAACAGCTCTATTTAAATATGGTGTAGTATTGTAGTTCCTAGAAACACAATTCTCCCAGTTTTCCATTTGAGCATTACATAGCTTAGTAAAAGTTGAGTCTTCTTGACCAGTTAGAAAAATACGCACATCTGTAGGATACTTTGAATCAAAATACAAAGAATGTGATGGTAACGTAAAATTGACTGCTCCTCTAAATGAAGGAGTACCAACTTTAACATAAAACTTATAATATGTTTCCCTACCTCTTTGACCTGTATCTATAGTTACACTTTCGCAATCGTGCATTTCTATTTTAGGTAACATATTCTTTGCCAAATCTGTTGACTGGTCAATATCTAAAAAGTCACCATTATATGCTGTTAATGCTCTTAAATACTTAGATAAAAATAATACTTGTTCGTGCATTATTCTCCTCCTTTAGTTAGTTAAAAATATCTATTCAGGGAGCTCCGAAGAGCCCCCCGAATGTTCAGTCCTTACTTAGAACCAGATGTTACCTTATCAGTAACAAACGCAACAAAATCATCATCTCTGAGATTTGTGTTAGCTTCTGCTTTCTTAGCATTGACATTGATTGTGGTGTTGTCCAAAGACATACCAAGGGCTTCAGCTAATCCGGCTGGATTGTCTGCGTCCATAGTTTTTACTACACCACCAAAGGTCTGTACTAGTACTTTAGCCATTATTTGACTCCTTTGATTAGAGGTTTTAAAGATTGCTTACGAGGACGTCCTCTCTTTTTACCGTTCTCTAAAGCAAGTTGGATTTCGTTTAATTTAAATGTTATTCCATCTAGTCTCTTTTGATGTTGTCTCACTTGATACCATAGAGCATTAGTTGCTCTCTTCCAAGGCATTATGATAAACATTATTATTCGTTTTATCTTACGCATAAGCGTCTCCTATTTTAGGGTTATTGTTTCCAGATTTCTCTGTCTTGATACAATATTGTTAAAAATGAGCCTAGTATCATACACAAGGCTATTACTATTAATGCTCCTAATAATTGCATTATTCATCCTCCATATCATAACCGTTACCCGGTTCTACTTGATGTTCGCAATCATCACAAATAATACCTAGTACTGAATCTTCAGGGTCATTTGTAATGTACTCTTCATATGTAGTGTTAGATGAATTACATTCAGGACATTCATAAGGTGAAGGGTCGCCACCTATTGGTGATAACCCTTTATCCTTAATCTCTAACATTCTCTTTTAGACATCTCTGTCTCCAGTAGTCTATTTGTTTCTCTAAATGTGTCATTTGCTTAACGTGATAGTTAGCGACCATAATTAATACAAACGTACTAATTAATAATAGCAGATAACCTACGACAAGTAGCACATCCAGATAATCGTTTAAAAATAAGTATCCGTCAATCAAGATACACCTCCTATTCCTTCAGCATTTACAATGAACATATGACCATCTTCATCAACATCGACATCCCAGCCGTCTGTTTCAAATAGCATTTTCATATAAGTGCTTTGTTCTTCTACTTTAGTTTCTAAACTATCTTCATACGTCTTTAACATAGTATTGAGTTCTGTTAACGAGTAGTTTAATAGCTCTAATTCAGATAGCCCAAGCACCTGTGAAAGATGCTCAAGCCATTGTGCTTTGACCTTACCCATCGGTCGTTAATATTCTAGCTCTCTTAAAAGCTTTGAATTGGGTACTAGCTCTAACGGTAATGAGAGAACCGTTTACTATGAAATACCATTTAGGTTTCTTCATATTGTCTCCTTGTTACAGGGTTATTGATAATAAATATAAGTGCACTAGCCACTCCTTTATATTAAGAGAGAGATAAGGATGGATGCGGAGTCCATCGAAGTGACTAGTGCTAAATAAGCTACTTAGCTTTCGGTATCTTCCGATGCTTAGTAACGCTAGAGTAGGCTTGTTTGCCTGTTCTAGTCTTAACACCAACAAGTGGTGTCTTGATAACTACCATTTCCATAGTAGCATTACGAGATATTACTATCTCTTGGGTTTCAGGTTTCTTTGACATAATGTCCTCCAGTTGATTACTGTTTACGTTACGGTTAATTAAAATCTTATACCTGAATAAATATGGGGCGTGTTAGTAGGTACTACTCGGTATGCACTGATGTTGAGTAGATTACTGTGCAACCTCTAACTTAGTTGCCCCAAGGTTATTGTTGAATCCTTTAGTGGGTGTGATAAAATAGAACTACGCTATCGGGCATAACGGGGACGCATAGTCCCCGGTGCTCGGTAAGTGGTTCGTTAGAACTTGAACTCGCCCATAGGTGGTTTCTCCGGTCTGAAGTACCATAGTACGGCAGGTTGGAGAGTTACACCGTTGGGATTAGTCGAGGAGTCTCGTGAGTCCGAACGGCTAAGTTCATAGTTCACACCAGCCCTTACGGATACGGAGGTGCCGTTGTCAGTTGCAAACTGGATTAGCTTGCTAATCTGGGTTGCGGTTAGCTGACTAGGCATCGTAGAATCCGGGGTGGTGACAACCTTGAATCGTTCGGCAGAGTATATTACTTTGCCAGAACGGTCACGGTCTGCCTCGTACTCTTGGGTACGGGGATTGACACTACCTTGGGTGGTGTTGGAGATTGATATTATATTCATAGACATAAAGGTTCCCTTTGTGGTTATGATGTATGATAGATACATCTTCATAACAAGCAGGGGATACTGCACCTAGGACACGTTCGTTGAGCCAGTGGAGGGACGAGCGTTTAATCGCTGTAAGGCGATTCAACGGGAGACGGACCCCCACGCCCGTAAAAACGGACGGGTACGGTGCAATGTATATTGCGTACACTCATTCTACGGTAATTTTTAAAACTTTTTTACAAATGCCTATTGAACACTTATTACTTATTTCTGTAATTTTTTTTATGGAAAAATTGATTATTATTATCTTTATGTTGACTTTAACACAGATTTCTGATACAGAAGAAGTATGCCCCCCTCATTACAAAGAGATAACTGCTTCTAATGATAGCTTAAAACACTGGTATATAAACCCCCTAGAGGGTGAGAACTGGTGCTGGAGGCACAATATGTATGAAAACCTTAGGATTGTCCGCTCAAAGATTGAAAAAGAAAAAGAGACTTTAAGCCTAAATCAGTAAGTGGTTGCTGTAGAAGCACCTATAGGTTTTAGGTCAAGTGTAAACTGACTATTGCATCGCTTACTATTTGTTATTACATTATTAGTATATTTTGTGACCAGTTCAAAAGAACTGATTTAATAAATAAGGGGTTGTTTCGCACTATATGAGTAACTTAAACGAAGAACATAGTTTCATCGCTCAATACTTGTTACCTAACAATAAGCTGAATCACACTAAGGTGTGGGAAGAGTTGGCTAAAGTCAACGGATTCCAAGCTGAGGTTAATAGAGGGAAGCAATACCATAATATAATGGAGGCATATGGACGATTTAAAAGAGATAATCCGGAGACTGCTGAGGATAATGTGGTTATGGATACAACTAGGAGCGGGTTACATAATAGTGTACACTTGGATACCAATACGCAAAGCGTTAAAATCGGTATTAAAGAACCTATAACAGAACAAAGTATTTGTGATTGGCTGAATCAACAAGCTAGAACTAAATTGAAGTTAACTGGTGAACAGTATTCTAGTTATGATGCTGAAGAGGATAGGTATATAGCTGAGATTAAAGTTCGTGGTAAACATTATGACAACTGTTTAATAGAATACGACAAGTTTAACATTAATTCAGAGCATTCAGGTAAGACAGGTAAGGATTTCCTTTACATAGTAGCTGTAAGTCCTAATATATATGTATTTAATGTAACACATCTTAATAAAAAAGAATGGAACTTCCAGTGGGAGAACCGTAAGATGCCACAGAATACAGCATTTGGTGGACAAAACAACAAGATAATTAAAAAAGTAGGCTACATACACGTAAGCCAAGCTAAGATTGTTCCTTGTTTTCTGTAAATATAAACCATAAGGACATAGGTCCTACAGATTATATTATATATACTAAGGAAGAGGCTGAATTAGCTAAGATTCCTTACATTTTTTGGCAAGAAGCTAATCAAGGCGAGTATGCACTCACAGATGACGATTATGTAGCCAAGATTATAAAGAAAAAGAAGTATGAAGACAAACAAGGCAGAAATTCGTGGTATTATAGGTTCGCTTTTGGTTATATTATGTGGGATAGTAAATATCCTAATAAGAAACTTAATTGTGGCGGTAGAGTCACCAATACTACTATGTCAGGCAAGAACTGGCTAGAGGTAAGATGCAATTCAGAAGACTATCAAGACTTAGCCTTTTGGGCGGCAGTTACTGAAAATAGAGATGTAGCTATTGATAAAGTGTATGGCAGTGTTTCCGTAAGTAAAAGAAGGAAACTTAAACGTCATATGAGAACGGAGAGTTTTAAAAGTATGAAAAGAGATGAGGCACAGAAGATGTTGGCTTCCAATATGATGGATGCGGACTATTTTATTGATTTAATGAAACAAGGTGTTGAGATAGCATTAAAGAAAGAAGATGTTAATGGTATTCGGGGTTTTGTTAATGACGGTATGGAAATACACGGAATGAAAGATAAAGAAACAGTAACAGTTACTGATAGACTAGAAGCTGTACACACTAGGTCTTTGATTGATAGTATTAACCAAGAAGAAAATAAACTTATCGCTACAAGAAAGCAGGAAGTTCCTATTGAGACCAAAGATGAAGAGGAATAATTGCAATCAGCAGTCAAGATAGATTCCTTTGAGGAGAAATGGGCTGAGCAAAATGCTTTAAAAAAGCTGAAGAAAGACATAGGTCTTTTTGGAAGAACTATGTTTCCTACTGCTTTAAATAAGGATATACCTCCTTTTCATAACGAGATTTACAAATCCTTGGCTGATGAGTCTTTAAGGCGGGTATTGATAGCGGCTCCGAGAGGAACTGCTAAAAGTACCGTGACCTCCTTGATTCTACCCCTTCACAGAATAGCCTTTAAGCCTTCAGCCGAGGACTTATTTATAGTTATTATATCTGAGTCACAATCTCAGAGTATTAACTTCTTATCTAGAATAAAATATCACTTAGATAGTTCTAGTAATTTTAAACAAATGTTTGGAGACTATGGTGGAACAACAGCAAAAAGATGGACGAACAACGACATCGTCCTCGCCAACGGAGCAAGGATTATTGCTGTTGGTACTGGTCAGCGTGTTCGTGGCTTTATTGAGGGTGATACTCGCCCTAACCTCATTATTGTAGATGACTATGAATCAGAATTGAATGCGGCTACAGCTGAAGGAAGAGCAAAGAATAGGAAGTGGATTACGGAAGCAGTAATCCCTTCCCTGTCGGACGAGGGCAGGGTTGTTATGATTGGTACTGTTATTTCAGAAGATTGTTTCTTATATTGGGCTAAAGAATCTCCAGCTTGGAATGTTTTATGGTATGCTATTTATGGAGATGATGGTAATAGTATATGGGATGAAAGATTCCCAAAAGAAAGAATTTTACAAATAAAGGCAGAATTTGAATCTGTAGGAAATCTTAATGGATTTTATCAGGAGTATATGAATGAAGCACAATCGCCGGACAACGCCCCTTTTAAACCACAATATATTAAACTTCATCATTATACCTATAAAAGAATTGACGGACAGAATCTACTCATTCGGACGATTGACGGTAAAACAGAGCATAAACCTGTTGACATTTATTGCGGGATTGACCCTGCTTCTAGTTTATCTGCTAGGAGCGATTTCTTTGTTATTGCTACTATGGCTGTCGATGGTGATGGTAATAAGTATATTGTTGATATTCTCCGTGATAAACTGGACCCTGCAATCCAGCCAAGTAAGATTATTGAAATTTATAAAAAATATAAACCTAGAAAAATGAAAATAGAGACTGTGGGCTACCAAGAGGCACTTAGGAGTAACGTAAGAAAAATGATGCTGGAAGAGAACCTGTATATACCGGGACTCGAAAAAGGCATAAAACCAAGACAAAGAAAATCCGAACGACTGTTGTCCTTGGTTGCCCCCTTAGCTAGAGGTGAGTTCTTTTTTAGAGCAGAAGACATACACGCTCAACAAGAATTTTTATCATACCCCAGAGGTAAGCACGATGATATATTAGATGGAATTTATTATGCTATAGATGGAGTACGTCCCTGTAGACGAAAAGAGTTTATAGATGGAGAAGTAAAGAAAAAGCCCCGGAAAATACTTGACTGGATGACAATGTAGTAGTTAACTTCCCCCCAATGGCGTACGTAGAGAGAGAAGACGAAGTCCCAAAAGACATCGTTGAAAAAACACAAGCAATATTTAAATCTTATTCTAATAAGAGAGAACTCTGGGCTCAACAAGCTCAAGAGGATGCTGAGTTCCGATTGGGACGACAGTGGACTCAGGAACAAGAAAAGACTTTACTTGAGAGGGGTCAAGCACCTCTTGTAGTAAACAGAATCCATCCAGCAGTAGAAGCCGCAAAGGCACTTCTTACTTCAGGAAAACCACAATTTAGAGTATCACCGAGAGAAGATTCCGACAATAAGGTAGCACAAGTCTTCAATGGTTTACTTGAATATATGTGGTACATATCAGATGGGACTCAGGCACTCCGCAACTGCATAGACGACTACTATACGATGGGTATGGGAGCTATGATGTGTTACATTGACCCCTTAAAAGATTATGGTCGTGGTGAAGTTTGTATTCACGACATTGACCCACTTGACGTTTACATAGACCCTAACTCTAGAGATAGACTTGCAGAAGATGCAGAAAATATTATGGTTAGTCGTATGTTTACTAAAGAACAAGCTAGGCAAATGTATCCTCAATATGAAGAGGCTATTAAAAACGCTCAATCAGATTTACATACAGATAGACCTACTACGCAAAGAGTAGATGATAAAGGAATTGTATTCCCAGAAGATACTGCTACAAAAACAGATATTAACTTTGGTGATAGCAATGAATACGTTAGGGGTTATGAACGCTATTATAAAGTATGGGTAAAAAGATATCACGTTAAAAACAATGTTGAAAACCGTGAAGAAGTTTTTCTTGAAGAAGAAATGGAAGAGTATCTTTCTAGACCTGCTGTAAAAATAAACGGACAGCCTATTACTGATGCAAAAAAAGCAGAAGGTATTATTAGTCAGTTAATGGCTCAGTATGAACAAGGATTAGCTCAAGCAGAGCAAGAGGGAACAGATGCCCCACCTATGCCTAACATAGAAGAGATAACTCACGCAGATTTAATAAACGAAGGTTTAATTGAGACCGTGTCAGTTCCAGTACAAAGGGTTAAACAGTGCGTCATTATGGGAGATAAATATCTCTACTCCCGTGTACTCCCTATGGAACATTACCCTGTTGTAGTCTTTATGAATATTCACACTAGAACACCCTACCCGGTATCTGATGTCCGAATGGTTAAAGATATGCAAGAGTATATTAATAAGACACGGTCTCTTATTATTGCACACGCTACTACAAGTACAAATACAAAAATTTTAATACCAAGTGGTTCTGTAGATATGCAGGATTTTGAACAAAGATGGGCACAACCGGGAGTTGCAATAGAAGTCGATATGGACTCTGGAGCACCACAACCTGTACAGCCTACACCATTACCTAATACATTATATCAGAATGAACAAGTAGCTAAACAAGATATAGACCACGCATTGGGTTTATATGAACTTATGCAAGGAAACGCTCAAGCCGCTCCTCAAACATATAAAGCTACTATTAGTTTAGACGAGTTCGGTCAAAGAAAGATTAAGTCTAAGTTACAAGATATAGAAACTGGGTTAGTTAGATTAGCAAAAGTGGCTATACCTTTAATGCAACAGTTATATCAAGCTGAGAAAGTAATTAGAATAGTTCAACCAAATAACAGTCTATCAGAAGTTGCAATTAATAAAAAGCTATACGATGATAAGACTGGGGAGGTCAGTGTAATAAATGATATATCCAGAGGCAGTTTTGATGTTGTTGTGGTTACTGGCTCTACGCTACCCACCAATCGATATGCTCAACTTGAAATGTATATGGATGCTTATGAAAAAGGCATTATCGACAAAAAAGAAGTCTTGAAAAAGACCGAAGTATTCGATATGGAGGGTATCTTGGAAAGAACAGATTTAGTTGGACAGTTACAGGGACAAGTACAGTCACAACAAGAAGAAATAAAGAAATTAAAAGGCGATATGCAAACTCGTGAAAGAGAAGTTTATCACGCTAAGCAAAGAGCTGAGTTAGAAAAATTTAAGAGCGGACTTGATAAAACCTCAACCCGGACTAAAGAGTCAGGCAGGTTATTCGAGAAACGCCTTGATGACGCCCTTGGACAGGTAAAGAGCGAAGTACGCAATAGCGTAGCTCAAAGTAAAAAAGAAAGTAGTACCTCTAAGTCCAGTTAGAGCCTACAAATGAAAAGGAGTAACTAATGGAAGAGAATTTCGCCCCGGAACAGGGTACCGAACAAGCAAATCCAGAAGTACCTCAAGAGCAGGGTATGACACCTGAGGTCGCATTTGACCAAACAAAGGATAAAGCCCAGCTAGTAGATGAATTTTTCCGTGCAAATAAGGTTGAGGAAACTCAACCCCAAGCCCCTGATGAGCCTTCACCTGTGGAGATACCTTTAGAAGGAGCAACGGCAGAACCTGCTATTTTGGATAACGATGTCAAGCGTTACCAATACTGGCAAAGTGAAGCAGATAAAGCTCGTAATGAGAAAGAAGCTCTTGAGTCTAGGCTCAACGCTCTTGAACAACAAGCTCAACCTCTTCAGCCAGAAGAAATAGAACCAGAACCAGAGGAACAGTTTCCTGAACCTCCAATGAAACCGGGGAAACCTCGTGGATTTAGTAGACAGGATGCTATGGATGACCCTCAATCAGAATCTGCGGCTTATCTTGACCAAGTAGATAACTGGCGTGATAATATGGATGAGTACAATAGGTTACACACCCAATATACACAAGCAGTAGTACAAGAAGAAAGACAGCGGTTAGTGCAAGAGAGAGAAGATATTCTTAGGCAACAATCTGAAAAAGAACATCAAGCTAATAATATGGCTCAGATGGGTCAACATCTTACTAAAGCATACGGAGCATCTCAAGATGAGATAAGCCAATTTGTTAAAGTTATGGATGACCCTAAGAACATAACAGTTGATAATCTATTTCAGCTATATAGGATGCAAAATGGGGGACAACAGACTTCAACTTCTGTAACCCAAACAGCTCCAAATGAAAGCTTCGAACAAAGAAAAAGGGCACAGCAGGTTCCAACACCTATGGGTGTTGTACCTTCTCAAACTAATTCTTCAGGAAGTGGCAGTGACTCGGTAATGGACTCTATGGTTACAGATTATAAGAACAGAAATCCTTTCGGTTAAGGATTTCTATAACTAAGGAGTAACTAATGGCTAATGCTTTTAGTAACAGTACTGGTGTCGCACCTCAAGGTGTAAGCATCAATGACTCCCGCCGAATTTATAATTTTGGCGAGAGAGTTGCAGAACTTGCTCCTCAGCAGTCACCGTTCTTTGTCTATCTTTCTAAAGTTGCGAAGGAGTCTACAGATGACCCCGTTTTCAAATTTCTTGAACAACGTCATCAGTGGCAACGTAGGAACTTTAAAGTAGAGACAGATGGAGCAGTGTATGCTAAGGACGCAACAAATGTAGCATATGACCTTACTTGTGATTATGACAAGTATGGTAACTCAGTAACAAGTGCCGCACCACTTTTCATTTTAGTAGGTCAGGTATTACGTATTGCCGGTAAAGCTGTTAAAGTAACAGCTGTAACTCCCGGTAATGGCGTTGCCGCTACTTATGATGCAAGTGATGCTAACACTCATACGGGTATAGTTGGAACAGCTCTAGAAGCTATCGCTGAAACAGACATCGAATCAGGTGCTAAGGGACAGGTAATCGGTAGTGCTTGGGGTGAAGGAACTAATGACCCTGATGGATGGAAAGATGAGATGTACTCAAGAGAAGGATATTGTCAGATTTTTAAGACAGCTATTCAACTCTTTAGTGGTACAGCTCTAGCTACTCGTTATAGAGGTCGTCCTGATGAATATCGCAGAGTTTGGGCTGATAAGTTAATGGAACATAAAATGGATATCGAACACGCTATGTTGTTTGGTGTTGGTTCTTCTAACGAATCAGGTTCAGGTCCTGTTAGATATACACACGGAATGGTCCCTTATACTGAGGCTAATGGTAAAGTAATGAACTTTGATTACTCAAGTTCTACTTATGACGACTTCCTAGACCAGATGCAAGTTTTCTTTGCACCTGAAACAGGTAATAGTGGTGATAAGTTAGTCTTGACTTCTCGTAAGATTCTAGCTTGGCTCCAGAAGTTAAGTGCTTCTACTGGTGGTTTTTTAAAGAACACTGTTGGTGGAAGTTCTCAGTACAACTTGGATGTTCAAAACATTCAAGGGCAATTTGGACACTCAGTTACAAAGATAAATACCATATTTGGTAATTTACACTTTGTTGCAGAGCCTCTTTTCAGAAACCAAGACGAAGATATTGCTTTGGCAATCGACTTGGCTAATGTTAAGTATCGTCCATTAGCTGGTAATGGAGTATCAAGAGACACTCATATTATGACGAACATTCAAAATAATAATGTTGATGGAAGGAAAGATATGGTTCTAACCGAAGCCGGTTTAGAAATCAGTCTACCTGAAACTCACGCTATTATGAAGTTTGTACCGTAAACAATAGTGGGTATATTATGGGGGGTCTTCGGACCCCTCATATAACAGAGAGATAATATGTCATTTACAAGTAAAGTATCAAATTACACAAATAGCGTTTCAAATGAAACGTTGCCAGACGCACTTTCTAAGGGTCTTGATTATACACTGGGAATAGTTAAAGCTATGAACCCAGATATGTTAAGATTATTTGCGTATGAAATATCTACAGGAACTAATACAGTTCAAGGCTTAGATTGGGAAAAAACTTGGAATATATCTTATCTTATTGATGTAAAAAAAAGCACTAAGTTTTGCAGACCTGTCTCAGATAGATTAGCAGAAGACTTAGTCGATACTAGTAGTATTTATTACGCTTTAGTTAATGACCCCGTGTACTATCTAGAAGGAGATGGTTCACTTACAGTTAAACCGGTTCCTACTCCTAATATAGGAGGGACTAGTGGTAACTGCAAATTATTTGGAGTACCTAACTCAAACGGTAGAACTATACACGATGGGAATGAAACTATTACTATAAATAGCTGGGGTGCAAATGGTATCAGTTATGTTTCTGTTCCTGATAAACATTTTCCTGTTATATTTAAAGAATTAATAATATTACACGCCGCTGAATGTATTTTAATGGAAAGATTAGCTGACTTTAGAACAGTTATTCCAACAGGTTTAGATGCAGAGTGGGCAGACGCTTTAGCAAAAGCTAAAAAATTATTTGATGACGGAGCTGGTATACAAGGCGATAATGCTGGTGCAAGTATGAGTGTGCAATACTGGTTAAGCGATGAAGATGAAGATATGGCTGGTACAACTTTACAAGCTATAGGCTCTGAAATACAAAGAGCAAACTCATACGCTTTAAAATTTAAAACAGATATTGAAAAAATATCATTAGACTATCAATGGACTCAAGGTCAGTTACAAATGCTTGGTCAGAAAAAACAAGAATTTATACAATCAAATATTCAAATAGGTCCTGTCGGTTCACCTGATGAGGAAAAGAAAATATGAAGTTAAAAGAAATGATTGACAGAGTAAGACAGCATCATCCAGATATGGGTGAGGTAGAAATAATAAGAAGCTTAAACGATGCTTTAAATGACTTTGGTTCAAGAACAGAAATGATAGAATCTGTAGACCAGTTTAATATAGCAAATCCATCTGGAGATTCTAGCTTTAAAACTGGACAAAGAGTTTATCCATTAAAACCTCATATTATAAAAGTAAAATCAGTAGATTACGATGGTAAATCAATTAAGAAATTATTGAATAGACCTTTAGAGAGAGATTTGATATAATGGAAAGAAACAACTTAAATCTAAGTCAAACAGTATGGTGGATAGAAAGAGATAGTGTTTGTATTGTCTATTACGATGCAGGTGCTGGTAACTTTATTAATCACACTGATACAACTAAGAAAGTTTCTTTATTATATATACAACGACCTGACAAATTTTTAATACCAGACGAAACCCCTGAAAGAGATGGGTTTTCAGCTGGTGATACTTACTTAGAAACTGTGTTAACGAATGCATCTCCACCACTCGTAACTAATGCTACATACAGAAACCAAAAAACAGAAATACCGGAACAATTTCACGAAACATTAGTTGCTAGAGTAATAGCAAATGGTTATGAAAGAAAAGTAGAAACTATACCATTAGCACAATACTATATGCAGAAATATGAATCAGGAATAAAGAAAGGTAAGGCTTATGCCTTTAGAGGAAGAGACGGTTCTACTATAACCAGAGTACAGGTAGATTTTTAATGTCAAATATAACCTTTAACACACTTAATAAATCATTCAATGATATTAACTTCGTATTTACAAACATTATACTTGGTGCTGTTTTATTTGGTACAGCTTCTACAAGGGTTGCTAAATCAACAGCTCCTGTATTGACTAGAGTAAAGTTTCCTAGTATTCCTGTAATAACAAGAGTTCAACCACCAGTTACTCCTGTTTACACAAGAGTAAGGTAATGTCTGAAGCTTGGACAAGAAGTGAGGGTAAATCTAAGTCAGGTGGGTTAAATGCTAAAGGTAGAGCTAGTTACAAAAAAGGAACTTTAAAAGCTCCAGTAACTAAAAAGAATCCTACCGGTAAAGCAAAAGCAAGACGTAAAAGTTTTTGTGCTAGAATGTGCGGAATGAAAAAAAGACTTACTGGTGTAAAAGCTAGGAATGACCCTAAAAGTAGAATTAACTTAGCGTTAAAGAAATGGAGATGTAATTGCGGTTCAGTCTCTAAATCAAATGCTGTAAAGAAAGCAAAAAGTTTATAATGGCTGGTAAAGGTGGTTTAATAAGTTGGATGTTTGGTGGTAAAAGATATTCAGGTAGACTTATACCAAGCAGAGAAACAGCTACACATAGGTTTGCTAGAACGCACAATGGAAAAATTAAAAAGTTACCTAAGAGAGGGAAATAATGGCAGGAAGTTTATCAAGTCCTAATTTAGTAAAGGATGTTTATACTAAGCTTGTGTGGTATAATACAAGTGATGGTAAAATGTATAGAGACAATGGTTCTTCTGACGTAGAAGTATTACCTAATTTAGTAACTGGAAATATTTTAAAACATCAAACAGGTGGTTCTGTATCATCAGGAGACTTGTTTCAAATCTTAAATAACAGCACACAAGTGTTCTCTGTAGATTATCAGGGAGCAGTGCATTTGAAACCAAGAACATCGGCACCAGCAGACAACTCCGAAGGGACTATTTATTATGATAGCTCTCAAGGGTCCTTATTGGTATCAGTCGAAGTATAGGAGAATAACACTATGGCTAAAGAGTGGAAAAAAATCCAGCGGTCTGATGAGGACTATACTGGTAAAGTTACAGGTACAATAGATGGAACATCTGTAGCGGACATTAAATCAGGAGCGTCAGCAGGAACTGCATCAAAAGTAGTAACAGATGCGGCGTTCGATGGAAGTAATAAATTAAAAGTTGCAAATGCGGCTGATGCGTTAGTTAACTCAAACGTAACTAAAACTGACGTTGGGTTAGGAAACGTACCTAATAAAACTGAAGCCCAGTTATTAGCAGGTGATTTAACAGGTACTATCGGTGGTACTGCTATAAACACAGTTAAGACCGGAGCGGCTTCTGGTGCGACAGCGAATCAGGATTCAACCTCTACTATTTTAGGTGGAACTTTAACAGGTAACGTAAGTGGAACAGTAGACGGAGTTGCCGTAGGTACAATTAAATCAGGAGCGGCTTCTGGTGCAACAGCTAACCAAGATAGTACATCTACTATACTTGGAGGTAACTTAACTGGTCAAATTAGCGGAACAGCAGTTGCAACGATTAAATCCGGTGCGGCAAGTGGTCTTACTGCAAACCAAGATTCAACAAGTACTATACTAGCTGGGAATCTAACTGGTTCGGTTAGTGGTACAGCAGTCGCAACTATAAAGAGTGGTGCGGCTTCAGGTGCAACAATAGCTCCAGCTTTTGACACATCTGGTTCCTCTCCAGTAATTAAGGTAGCTAACGCTCCATCAACAATGATAAACTCTAATACGACAAAATCGGATGTTGGGCTAGGGAGTGTAACCAACGTAAGTCAGGCTACTATTCAATCAGCTACTCTTAGTGCGGCTACTAAAGCTGATGTCGGTTTAAGTGCTGTTGATAATACAGCGGATAGTGCTAAACCGGTATCGACTGCACAAGCAACTTCAATAGCAACAAAAGCACCTACAGCAAATCCTACTTTTACAGGTACAGTGGCAGGTGTAAGTAAAGGAATGGTTGGATTAAGTGATGTAAGTAACATTACTACTTCGGCAATAAGAGCGGGTGTAACTAAAGCTAATGTAGGTTTATCAAGTGTTGTCAACCAAGCAGTAACTGTTTCAGGTGGTAAAATTAAATTTGATGGAAGTTCTCAAACGATTGATGCTGACAAAGTTGGTGGTAAAACAGTAAGTGAAGCTGAAAGTGCCGCATCAAGTGCCGCACAAACAGCAATTATAGGTGGTGCTCCGGGAGCATTACAAACACTAGACGCATTAGCCGCCGCTTTAGGTGATGATGCAAGTTTTGCTACAACTACTACTAATTCAATAGCTACAAAAGGTAAAGCACCAATGACATTAGTAGCTGAAGACGTAGATGGGGATTCAACATACACCAATGACCCAGCCAACGAAGCTGTTGGTCAAATAGGAGTGTTTGGTGGTAATCAATACGTAGTTGTAGACATTTAGGAGTAAATAATGGCTAGGGAAGTAAAGAACTTTAAATTAAGTGAATTAAAGATTACAATACCCGACAAAGGGCAGTGGGAGGGTATGGAAGCATACCCTTACGCTCCTATTAAGGCGTCTTTAAAAGACAAAGGGTATAAACCAGAAGACTATAATTATATTTGTGCTGATACTAATGGCAATGTAATGTATGGTTCTAGAAGGGTTTGGCTTATGCAGAAAGATATGGATATGGACCAGTCTACTGAAATCGCTTGTGAAATTATGACTAAATCAGAATTATTTGCTGAATTAAATAAAAAGCTAAATGATGATATCAAGGACTTGTTACCAACTAAAGATAAAAAAGGTAACATTGTTCCAAGTGGAAAGATAACAACAAACATAACAACAGGGGGTGTATCTAATCTTATAAAATATCACAAAGGTAAAAGTGATATTAGTAAATATCCCTATGATTACAAAGTAGATGGTAAAGTAGTTGACGCAGGAAAATCATAATGGGATTTTGGGAAGACACAAAAGGCAAGATATTGCCACCTAAAGAGGAAGTAGTTGATTTACAACAAAAACTCTCTAAATTAGAACTGCCTGATATTAACTATATATTTGAGTTAATGACAGAAAGAACCTACAGGGGTAGAGAGATAGAACAAGCAACAACAACTTATTTAAAAGTTAAGTTTATTAAAGCTATGCTAGAACAAGGAGATAGTAATGGAAAAGAAGAAATTAAAGATAGTTAAATGCACCACACAAGAACTTCAAGGTATTTGCACATTAATAGCAGGTATTGAAGTTAAAGTAGGTGAGGGTGCTTGGGTCTATGAAATGCACAAGAAATTTACAAAAGCGTTTGATGAAGCGGCTGAGTCTGACCCTGACTATGAACTACAAGAAGTAGATAATGGCTAAAGAATGGAAAAAAGTACAAAGAGCTGATTCTGATTTTTCCGGTAATGTAACTGGAAAAGTAAATAATGTAGCAGTTAGTGGTGTATATACTACTAGTAATAAGCCTACTAAAACAGATATTGGTCTTGGTAATGTAACTAATGAATCTAAATCTACTATGTTTGCTAATCCTACATTTACAGGTACGCCAAGCGGTATAACTAAAAGTCACGTAGGTTTAAGTGCTGTAGAAAATTTTAGTAAAGCAAGTATATTAGGTGGTACCTTTACTGGCGATATAGGCGGTACAAGTGCGGCTGATATTAAGGCTAAAGCTGTAGCTGGAGAAGCGGC